GATTCCTTCATACATATCATATTCTTTAAGTTGCTGGCTATTAACTTCATGAACCTCAACAACGGTGCCCTTTCCTTTTTCATCTTGTATCATAGCTGGAAATTTTTGATGACCAGGATACACTAAAGATGTTTTTTTTATTTTTCCAGTGTTATCACTGCCATTTCTAAGTGTCCCGTAAACAGCTAATTTCATTTTTTTGCCTTAGCTTTAGATTTTGGTTTTTCTTTTTTTACAACTTTCTTTTTATTGCTACCCAAAGAAACAGATTTTATATTAAAATTTTCTGGACAATCTATTTCCCCAATAACTTTTTGAACCAAAGCAAGCATAGAGACATTGTTAATAAGATATCTTTCTAAAATATGCTTTAATTTCTTTTCGTCTAACCCTTCGTGAGTCTCGAGCGTAATTGTAAATTCAACTTTTTTCATTATGTTTCTCCTTGATTAAATATTAAACCAGGCATTTTTATTTCAAATTCTTCATCGTAAGATGAAAAACACTCAGAGCATTCTACTGAAAAATAGTTATCACTTAAATTGTACCATATAGATGAGTATTTCCTCATAGGAAATCCACAAATTAAACAATTTTTATTTTTCAACTTCTCTTGAAGCTTCAATGAGCTTTTTCGAATTTCCACCTTGGATAACATCAAGCTGCTCCTTTGTAAAACCTTGGAATAGTGTAACAGACTCTGTTCTTTTTTCGGTATCCATCATACCGCTAATCTGCATTAAAGTTTTAATAGCCTGTATTTTATCCTTATCTTGAGATTCTTCCTTGTCAACAACTTCTTTCATTCTCTCAAGAAGGTAAAGCGGAGTTATCTCGGCTTCATTTAATACCTTGTCTACTTCTTCTCTGATCAAACCTTTAACCCTTTCAGTACTTAATAATATTTTTCCTTGACTGTCTGCGTATTTTTCATTATTGGTTGGATATGCCTTCATAAAAGCTTCTGCTATACCGTTGCCTTGAGCGACATATTTAGCAAAAAGGAATTCTCTTCTAGTGGGCTTCTTTCTATTTATCTTTTGTTGATAAGCAGAAACATCACTAGAGCCTATAGAATACATATTTTTTCTTGGCTCGCCATCCATTAATATATTATCTTTGCAGATAAAAGTGCCAATAGCTGTCCTAACGTAATTTCTAGACACGCCCGAAGACTGACTATTTTTTACTTTACCAAGTTTTAGTATTCTACAAACTTGGCCGTCGTCAGTCAAAACCCAGTTACCTTCGGTACCTTCCCTCCAATTGCGATTCAATTTTTCATTAGGACAGTATTGGCGAAACTCCTCTTCGTCATCGTATATTCTGTGTTCTACATTTTTTATTTTGCGAACCAGCATATATTACAATATAACCCTTAAATGTGCTTTCGTCAAGTTTATCTAGCTACGCTTCTTAGTTCAGTTTTATTTGTACCAAGACTAGTTTTGCTTCTAATAAATGGAGAATTACATCCTCCGCACCTGTAAACAGGAAATTCATTAGAACTTGTAAAATACGTAGCATTTGACGCTTTTATATTTTTACTTCCACAGGTAGGGCAAACATTGTCATCCATCAATACGCCAAGATTAGGATGGTTTTTAATGTATGGTCTTAACTTAAGATAGACTTGTTCTAGTCCAACAACGTCTCTTTCATTATAGTTAAGCATATTACCTAAAGCTTCTTTATTCCCATTCATACAATCTAACCATAATTGAAAATCAGTCTTTAACTTTTCAGCTAAACCAAAAGTTTTTGTAAGAAAATCTTGCTTATTAGAACTGAAAGCAAATTCTTTTCTTGCGATCTTCAATGTATCTATAGATTTATATGGAGATGGTGGAGCCATGTCATTAAGTATGAACCTAGCATTTAATTTTCTTAAATCAAATCTATCTCCATTATGAGCAATTACTATATCAGCTTCATCAAGCAGTTTCCAAATAGAAGAAAGAACTCTTGAGTCATCTCTTGATACAGCTTCTTCTGGGCTTACTATGTCAGATATTACATTATCGTCATACAGCCATTTTGCAGCCCAAGATAATACATACCATACTTTTTGATTACCATCGTTATCTTTAACTAAATTAGTAGGTGGAACATATTGCTTTCCAAAATCCCAAACCCATACAGGCATTGGCGTTGTTTCTATATCAAATAATAATATCTTTGGAAGGACAGTTAAATCCGAAAGATCGGTTGGTCTTGTCCATCCCATAGATTCTATTTTTCGAGTAACAGATTTATATGTACGCATAAACCCAGCATTATCTAATTCGCTACATATATCACGTACACTCTTCATTGTTCTTGTATATTGATTTAGGATCTCAATTTCAGCTTTAGTCCACTTCATATTTACTTTCTCCTAGTTTTAGATATTAAAAGACCTATTCTAAAAAAAGATTTTAAGAATAGTGATTCTATATAATATAGTAAGGTTTTTATTTTCCCCATACTTTCTCCGATACTAGTTGTGCAATAACTCCATAAATAGATAAATCCTTAAAAGCGTCCATATATGTTTCATTGTCAACAGCATTCTTGCCTCTATGCTTTATTATAATATTCTTTAATCTATTTACTTTGTCATTCATTCTAATTACTAAAGCTGTTAATGCAAACATTCTATCTTCATGTTCGTCCATATCGCCACCAAGTGTAATATTTCCAGAACCATAATCGTATTGCTTCTTGCAAAATAGATCGTATTGACTATCAGCTATCTCTTTAAACTTATCCATCATTATAGGATAAGCAGTTTCTATTGCTTTAATTACTTGCTTGTCTTTTTCCACAGATACTCTCCTACACCTAGTTGATGAAATCCATTAGCAAGAGTCTCTATCAATCCTTCATCGTGATTGCATCCATTATTTACAAGTACAGCATGAATTACTTCGTGAAGAAAAGTTTCATTCCTTCTTGAAGTTACTAGCTTTTCATCTAGGTAAATTTCATTAGTGCGAGGATTATTCATACCGAATAAATATTTATTATCACCACCCTTTTTATCACCATCCATAAATTTTATTAAGTATTGATGTCCACCAATATCTAGTTTTCTCATTCGTTCTCCTTTTTCATTGAGCCCCACGCAGGAACCGTTTCTGGTATTACTTGCGCCACTATGGGCCTTTTTTTCTTTATTACACTATCAATCGCTTTTTCTAAGAATTTAATCTTTTTAGGATTGACTTTCTTTTTCTTTGTCATTCTACTCCATTCCAGGTACAACTATGCTATCAAAATATTCACAGCCAGAGTCTACACAGCATTCTTTATCAGCTAACTTCTTATCAACATTCATTAGAAGCTTGCCATCTTTTCTAAACATTATGACGCCCAAACATTTACCTGCGTTCCAATTCGCACAATGTTTCATAGCATCTGTTTTTTTACTTTTTTCCATCACTTAAGTATATTAATTAAAAATAAATAAAACAAGTATAAAATAATTAAAAATAAAACTTGACAAAATACTATATAAGCCTTATATTGTAAGTACGTTGGAGCTTAATATTAATATATATATAATATATATATATAAGAAAGAAAATTATTACTAACGTAATAATGAAAGAAAGAAAGGAAAATCAGTGAGCGGAAAAGGAGATAAGACTAGAGTTACTAATTTAACTAGATACAGAAAAAATTATACCAAAATTTTTACAAATTGGAAAAAGAATGTATCTGCTGTAATATCTGGGCAAAAGGAAGAAAAGGTTCAAAAAAGAAGAAATGTCAAAAAGAAAACTTAAAATACTATACAATTGTTTTTTTGCAGCATTCACATTAATGTCTATTAAGATCATCGGAGATAATTCGTTTATATTTAAAACGATAGAACACGATTTATTACAACCAACTGTGTTTATTGGAATTGTAATGGTAGGGATTAAAATACAAATCAAAATCAATCATAATTAGCATTAGGCATACCTACATACCAAGAAATCATAATAATGCGGTATAGATACCAAATTCAGCGTTAAATCGCTATATCTATATCCTATCTGTAGTATATATTATACTATACGGTATCGCAGCAAAAAATAGGGCTACAATGCGTGTCGGTCTTTTTCGCGAAAACGGCTTCCCCGTCTATCTAGATTGAAAAATTCTAGTTTGGTTGAAAATTGTAGGTTTTGTTTGAAATTAGATTTTAGATTAAAAATCTAAATGGTATGAATTATAGGTAAAAAAAAAGCCCTAGTTTTTTAGGCTAGGGCTTCCTTTCTAAGAATAAGAAATAAATCTAATTCTTATCACCTTTCTTTTTAAATGGAATGTACTTAGGGTTTTTAGATGTAGGCGTTTTAATATACCTTCCTATTTCTAATAGGTCGCCGTGCTTATATTTTCCATCTACCATTTTACCTTCCGTTATTTCATACGTTGAACATTCATCAATAGCCCTATCCATTTCATCTACCTTCTTTTGTGCTTCTAATGGTAGTTTCATATAGTTTAGGTTTTTTCTAACTTTAACTTTCAAACCTAAAGGCTTGACGGCTTCATTCATTTCATCTATGGAAAAAGCACTAACCATTCTTCCATATTCTTCTACTTCTTTTTTAGTGGCTTTTTGATTAAAAGTAGAAAAAGCACCAACAAGGGTTTGAACACACCCATCAAAATGATAAGTTGCTAATTTTCTTTTTTTGACTTCTTTTTTATCGGACATTTTATCCTTCTTTCTAGTTAATTATGAATCTAGTATTATCTAACTAAATTCGATTAAATAAATTAACGATTTATAGGCATATATCCTAGTAATTTATACGTTTTATTTTATACACCTATTTATAAACATTTAGTCTAATGCTATTTTAAATCATAGATAGTATTTAAGACCTGATCCTCCCGTTATCTAGTCTCAAAAGAAAGTTAAATGAGTGTTTGGAATTGTCAAATATTCTTCGTAAATTCTATTGAATGAAAGATATGTCCAGAATTAATCAAAGTAACCAGAAAGGCAATTAGATGTCAGATAATTTAATTAATCTAATGGATAAGCGTATATCTAATACGGAAAAGAAATTAGAGGAATTAAAGCAATCAAGAGAAGCGTTGATTAAATCTACTAAAAGCAAAGGTCTAAAGCCAATGCGATTTGAGATTTGTAAAACGTTAGATGGTTGGAATCTTACATTTCCAAGTGGTAATGAGACTAAGGGTTTACCATCTCTTAGTGTATGTTTATTAGTAATAAAACCACATTATCAGAAATGTCAATTCAGAAACCAATCTTTCGAGCTTTATGACCATAATACTAATACACTTTTTCAGGATTATCGCGTTTTCACAGAATGGGTAGAAAAAGCTGATGGTCAAATAGTAGACCAAACGCCAAAGATAGAGAAAGCACAAAAAAAGATGGAAAAAAAGATAAAGAATAGTAGAATGCCCAGAAATAACAAAGTTCAGTCAAAGGTCAAAAAGATAGACCAAAGGATTTTTGAGAGAAATTATTAATGTAATAAAATAAGGAGATAAACAATGTCTAATAAAATAATAGAATTCTTAGACTGGTTTAATAGAAGTTTTGAGATAATAGTTCTTATAATATTATCAATAACTCTTCCTATTACTATGTATAGAATATTAAGTTTTATTCTAAGCTAAATTACCTCGTCCACATACTAGGGAGCCAGCACTATGTCAAATATACAATATTCGTATAACAGATGTCCGTTCAGACACAAATACCAGCTTGTCGAATGGGCTCAGAAATATTTCAATATAACTCGCCACAAGGCTAACTCTTACCATAAGAAACAACTCATAGCCATTTGGCATAACGTTAGAAAAAGAAAGGAGGTGAAACAAGATGTCAAAAGATAATATTAGACTCCCAGAAGGAATGTCCATTAAAGATTATGATGAGATTAATGAACTAGTCAGAAAGTATGACGGGTTTACAGAAGAAGATTGGTATAACATTGACCCTGATAGAATGATGATAACTGATTATT